TGTTCCTTTAACAGGTGTTTCTTCAACATTTGCGGTAGGATCTATTTCTCCGGTTGATATGACACAAGGTTTAAGTTTAAGTGCAGTTACAGCATCAACTGGAACAATTGGAATTCAAGCTTATGGAAACATTGACACGGGATCAAATACGAGTTATAGTGATATATCAACAGGCTCGAATGATACATATTCAGATGTTGCAACTGGATCAAATACAAGTTATACTGACGCTGCATAGGAGATAAAATTTATGGCATCAACATATACGCCTTTAG